TATCTCTAATATCTTTAAGTAATTCTTTTCCTTTATTTGTTAGACCACAATTATCATCAAAAAATTCTTCTAATGTGTAGTCATCAAGATATTCACTAAATATATTTAATAACGAATGTGCCATGTCATTTGTTTCAATACTCATTTTCTCCAAGCTCCCTTATATTCAAAAGTATCTTCACCTTTGACAAATGTTTTTCGATCATTAGCTAACCAACCAATGACACCATAGTATTGTGTGTTATCAATGTGCAACCACACTAAACTTTTCTTTTTCTTTTTAAATAATCTAAATAATTTTTTCATAACTTTCCTTTCTCACTAAACTCACAAGCTAAACTAAACTCACAAGCTAAACTAATCTTCTTTATCAATCAAATCAACAATAGCTTGAAATTCTTCACGAGCATCTGCACTATCCCAATCATACTTTGCATTGACTAAACACCACTTTCTTATTTTTTCTAGCTTTTGATTAGCTAAATCGTCTGGATTATTTCTCATAACTCCTCCTTTAAATATAAAAAAAGGGGGCTTGATTGCCCCCTAATAAAATTAATAATCATCTCCATTACTATGGTAATTATCATACCAATAATTTTCTTCCTCATAAGAGTTCATTTCATAGTCAGGTAAATGATTTGTAGTAATCACAGGATTAATAAAAGATGTTTGTTCTGCTTTAGGGTATTGCTTTTGTGCCTCCTCTAAAGTTTCAAACTCCTCCAAAAAAACCTTGCGTTGCTGTCCAGCTAGAACAGATGATTGGGGGTATATCCCCCAACCATAAACAATATATTCATCATCTGAATATCTACTTGGCTCAATAGTAAAGTAGTCATAAGCTTTGTGATTTCTCATAGATCCTCCTCAACTAGCTAATGCTTTTTCTTTATTGTATTTCATCACAGCTAGGATTTTTTCTTCTCTAGTTTGTTTAACTCCTTTGATATTATCAAGCATAGACTTAATACTATCAGGGCTAGACATAACTAGATCAGTTCCTTTTTGTGCTAAAATATGCTCATTAACAGTCCACCCTAAAGTGTCTGCTAATTCCTTTACCGATGATAAGTTCTTGTAAGATTGAATAGCATTTTTAACAACCTCAACTTGTTGCAAAATACCCTCAATCCATTTCTCATGACATTGAACAACAGCTTGTTTCGAGTGCAAGTAAGATTGCATTACATCAAATTCTTGACGAGTGCATTTAATTGCTCTTGATCTACAACCACCTGTACCAATTATCCATAAGCTGTACTTATTTTTCCATTGGTCAAGACGATTATTTTTTTCGAGATAAGTATTCATCTTTTCTCTAGCTGTGGTTAGATGAGGATTACTGCTATTATCTTTTTGTTCTACCTCAATGTCAGGATTAAATCCTAAACCAGATAGTTCATCACGATAATAAGCAAACATAAATTTATCCCTATCATAACCATACCTTTCCCCTGTATAGTTTCCATTCAACTCAAAGCTAAAATGTTTTTCAGGATAAAGGTCTTGTTCCTCATTATAAGAATAGCCATAGTCCCTCTTAGCAGTATCTTGCCAATTAGTACCCTCGCTATCAACTACTTTAAAATAAAAACAACTGTCAGTAGCAACACTATCAACAGTAGAATATTTATTTTGTAGCTGTCTTAATTGAGCCACATCACTTGGAATAAATGCTCTCTCTACAACTGTTGTTGCAGTTTCAAACGCATTAGCAATAGCCATATCAAAATCTGATATAGACTGCAAGTATGCGTCTTTATGAGCATTGTCCTCCTGTTCTGCGTGTTTACGAAAATCTTTAATCAAAGACTTTCGGTAGTCATTATTCAATCGTAAATCATTTTTCATTTTATACTCCTTTCACGATTAATTATTTATCTACAATGTTAGGTAGGTTTGAAATTGTAGGGTAATGATATGCAATAAAATGATACATACATTGTTGCCTACAAAATAATGGTGGGCTATCCTTTGTTGTATTGTCAGGAGTATCATAATGTATTACTTTACATTTTTTTCTGTCCTCCTCAACATTACCATTATCTTCAGGGGCTACCCATTCTCTACTACTGTAATCATCATTCCATTGCCAATGACCTCTTTGTGTGTCATATCCTCTAATGGTACAATTTTTTTCAATAGCAGATAACCAACTATCCCTACTAACATTACCAACTTTTTGTTCGTGCCAATAACCATAATTAGAATTATTTTCGCTGTAAGAATTACCTCCACAGTACCCATAACTCATACCACGACCACAAGTTTTGCATTTATGTTTAGACATAATTTTTCCTTTCAAATTAATTGAATAATTTTTTCTAATATGTTCTGGGCTATGCCCCTCTCACGAAACCAGTCCTATAAAGTCACTCTCATCTGCTCATCACAGCCCACTCATATTGGGTACTTGGGAGCTAATCCCCAAGTCCTGCCGATATAGTCCTACGAAATCATATTAAGAAAATCATTACAAGGTTTTACAAGATTATACAAGCACTTAAAGTATAAATTTTTATCTTTTTTTATGCTACTATTTACAGGATAAAATGCTACGCAAACCTGAAAGCAAACTTTGGCAATTAATAAAAAAGAATACACCTAAAATATCTTGGAATAGAATAGAAACTACAACGATTATGGGGTTTCCTGATCTTGTTGGCTGCCATAAAGATTGTGGTTTTTTTACAGTCGAATTGAAAGTAGCAAATCGTAGCAAAATTAAACTGTCCCCTCATCAGATAGCATGGAATTATAGCCACGCATTAAAGGGTGGTAGATGTTTTATCATAGCCACCCCCCTTGAACAGACCACCCTAAATATCTATGGGGGTATACAGGCACAAGATATATCAAACAATATCCATGAGCCATTAATCGTGTTTCATAAACCATTTGATTGGGGGAAGGTCATCACATTCCTGACACAAAACTAACGCAAAAGGGTAGGGGGCTACCTATCCCCTGCCCTCTCACACTAAACTGACGCAAACTATCCGTGTGCCATGAACACTAAACATTCGCAGTTTGACACTAAACATTCGCAGATTATCCCCGGCTGCAGCAGAAAAAAAAGTGAATCAATCTTCACGGGACTTGTCGATCATCCATAGTATGGGTTTAATAATGAAGTAATATATAACCAGGTACAGTATAAAATATTCTATATATGTTTTAATGTTTTTCATATGATATGTTTTTAATAGCAGGATTCCAGCAGGCCCGGCAATCCAGGCATTGGCCGCCCTGCTTTGATGCGCTGCAAGCTTCACCAATTGGCGCAACGCCTGGTGTGTGTACCGTGCTGCTGTGCTGGTGACTTTTCCCGGGCGCGCCGTTTACCATCGTCGCGGATAATCTTATAACCAGGTTCGAAGGGATGCAGCCGCCAGTCTCTTTAAATTCTTTTAGTATCCCCGCTTCACGTGTTGGCAGCCAGTGCTTTATAGCTGGTGTACCTGCTGCAACAGCGCAGATCTTGCGCAGGTGATCAACGGTTTGTATATCCCCGCTATCATGCCAGCGGAAATATTCTTTTTCATAGTGTGTTATTAACTGGATCATTGCAGGCACCCAGGCGCTGTTAGTAATAGACGCCAGGCGGCGGGCGTGGCCCGTCTTCACGGATGGATAAAGATAATTAGCATTCATTGCGTAACACTCAAAACACACTGACCCCGGCACCTGCTGCAGCTTGCCGCCAGTCTTGCATTCCCAGGCGCTCAAGCCGTAAGTATTACCCGGCATTTTTTTATTCTTGTTACTGATCCCGCCGCCGGTCAATTCCTTAGCTTTTTTTAATGTGTACATTTTTTTTACTTTCTTGTTGACTTGTTAATATATCTGTTATAATCTTTTATAATAATTAATCAAGAAAGAAAGAAGGTTAATATGTTAAAAAATAATGTTGGAATAGTTAACGAAGGCAGCCTTGTTAAGTTTAAGCTGCACACTCAAGCCGCCGTTGATTGGTGGAATGATAACGTTGACGATTTCAATAAAAATATAAGGGCCAAGGCTTTAAGAGAGAGATACGTTGAGCACCGATACGCCCAGGATATCTATCAAGGAATGCTGGAGCACTTTAACAAGTGACCGGCAGAGCTGGCCTGGATTCGCCGGGCCAGCTAAACACACACTAAAAAAAATATTATGGAAATTAAAAAACTATTAGAAATTGAAAGCATAATTAGCGGACGCAAAACGCCCTCAGACTTGCTTGATGATTCACTAAACGCACACTACTCAAAAAGCAGGGGCGAAGAAATAAAAATATTAGATATGCACTTACCTCACCTGGTGAGGGCTTATAGTAATATGATGGATTATGATAAGGAATGGCATGATAAAAGTTATAATGAGGGGTGGAATGACGCTTTAGAAAGTCTAAAAAAATAGGGGGCTAAGCCCCCTACTCTATTTCTTTTTCATGATTCACCTATCGCAGCTCTAAATTTATCTTCGTTAAATCTAGGGTTATCATTCTCACAAATCTCTATTATTTCATTAATCATATCACAGAGTATATTGTCAGTTTGATTTGATAAGTTTTTATCGCCGCTGATTTCTTTCTCTTCGTTATTAGCGGCAATAGCATTTTGAAACATTAACGCTAATTTTATATAGTCTTTACTAGTCATGCTTTCTCCAATCGGTTGAATTATTAGGGGGCGATTATCGCCCCCTACTTTCAACCCAACATTGAAACTATTTATCAAATAAAGTTGGGTTCTTTTCTATTTTGGCAACTCGGTTGCCTGTTAAGTATTGATCGCCTTTAAGTTCGCCTATCATTCTTTCTAAATCGATTATTGATTTCTTATTCTCAAGAATCTTGTTTGATAGTACTTGTAAAGCGTCAGCCATCTTCTCTATTGTCGCAGTGGTTTGCTTAGCAAACCCGACGGCAGTAGTCTGATTATCTATTTTCATAGATCCTCCATAATGTTTCAAGGGGCGAATAATTTCGCCCCTCGATAATTATTTAAGCACTGATGTCAACGTTGATCTCAGCGTTGTTGATTGCATCGCTGATCCAGTCTCTAACATCATCCTCGGAGAAATTCTCTCTAGTGAGATTCTCTTCAAGGTCTTCAACTCGGCTTAACAAGTCGCTTCGTTTATCTAGCTCGTTAGCTAGATAGATAGCAAGCTTCTTAAGTAAGCCGTCTAGTTGGGTTTCATCCATAAGGATAACTCCTTTTCTAGTTGGGTTCTATATCTACTTGGTAGACTCTTTCTTTCCTTCCCGTAGTATGTTCCGAGATCGGAGGTTGTCAGTCAGTTGCTCAACCAAGCTTGATATATAATTATAATATAAACATTATAAAAGATAATACAAGATAATAAATTAATTTATTTTAATTAGTTGTGGATAACTTTTCGTAAGGCAAAACCTAAAACAAAACTGGCTCGCCCTACTTTTCACGTGAAAACAAAACACAATCCAAAAAGGTAACCCCTACTCTTCCCAAATAGTCTAAGCGTTTTCTAAGACCCCCACCCCCATATATGCGACGGGCGGGTTTTTGACGACGACCTATAATTAGTGATTTATACAAACATATAGTATAAAAAAGATATCATGATTAAACCAACAGCTGAAGAACTCAAGCTGCTGCTCCGTGAACAGGAATTAAAACTTAAGGCTGCAGCCCAAGATAACTTCTTAAATTTTGTACGAGTGATGTGGCCAGACTTTGTAAAAGGGCCCCACCACCTTAAGACAGCATCCAAGCTTCAAGATCTAGCAGACGGAAAAATTAAAAGATTAATTGTGAACATGCCGCCCAGGCATACCAAATCAGAATTCGCATCATTTTTGTTTCCTGCTTTTATGATGGGAATAAATCCTAAATTAAAAATTATACAAACAACACACACAGCGGAACTCGCTTACCGGTTCGGTCGTAAGGTTAGAAACTTGATGGGCACTGGAGAATATAAAAATGTTTTTGAAAATGTAAACTTAAGTGCAGACAGTAAAGCAGCGGGACGTTGGGAAACAAATTATGGCGGAGAATATTTTGCTGCGGGTGTTGGTGGTGCAATCACGGGCCGTGGTGCGGATCTCTTGATTATTGATGATCCTCATTCGGAACAAGATGCATTGTCTGAGACAGCCATGGATAATGCCTACGAGTGGTATACCTCTGGTCCTAGACAACGTTTACAGCCAGGAGGTAGAATTCTTATTGTTATGACACGTTGGTCAACAAAAGATTTAACTGGTCAGTTAATGAAAGCACAAACAGAACCAAAAGCAGATCAATGGGAAGTTGTAGAGTTTCCTGCTATTCTTCCTACTAATCAACCTATTTGGCCACAGTATTGGAAACTAGAAGAACTCGAAGCGGTCAAAGCTTCCCTAACCGAGCAGAAGTGGCAAGCACAATGGCAACAACAACCAACCTCTGAAGAAGGTTCCATCATCAAACGTGAGTGGTGGCAAGTGTGGGAGCAAGAGCGTATACCTGATTTGATACATGTGATACAAAGTTATGATACAGCATTTAGTAAAAAAGAAACGGCAGACTATAGTGCCATTAGTACGTGGGGTATATTCTTCCCTGAAGAGAACGGTAAGCCCCATGCTATTTTAATTGATTGTAAAAAAGGGAGATGGGATTTTCCTGAATTAAAAAAAGTAGCGTTAGAAGAATATAAATATTGGGAACCGGAAACCATAATTGTGGAAGCGAAAGCAAGTGGAACACCCTTGACTCACGAATTACGGACCATGGGTATTCCCGTTGTTAACTTTACACCTAGCAAAGGAAATGATAAACATGTAAGAGTTAATTCTGTTGCTCCTTTATTTGAAGCTGGCATGGTATGGCGACCAGATGAAAGATGGACAGAAGAGATGGTGGAAGAGTGTGCAGCTTTTCCATACGGTGAACATGATGATTTAGTGGACAGTATGACCCAAGCTATGTTAAGGTTCCGTCAAGGTAATTTTGTTGTTCATCCAGAAGATTATGAAGATCCACCATTGCAACTTGGTGTACAACGAAATTATTATTAGGAGGGCCTATGGTCGAGAGTAGAGTAAAACAATTAAGAGATCTCCTTGAGGATGCAATCGCAAATGGTGATCAAGATCAAATAGAAATTATACAACAAGAGTTATTTACAATTAATCCAACATACGTAAAAGGATATAATGAAGGTGGTTTTGCTAAAGGTTCAGCAGAAGGTTCCGTGATAAAAATGAAACCAATGAGAATGCGTTCAGGCGGAGCAGCTAAACGTGGTTATGGTAAGGCGAGAAGATAATGGCTGTTGATAAAAGAATTACAGGAGTTGCAAATCCTGATCTAGAAGTTGAAGAAACGGTGGACGTTGAAGCAAGTGATATTGTTAAAGGAATAAATGGCGATGAAGAGATAGAGGTTGAGGAAACAGAAGAAGGCGGAGCAGTTATAGACTTTGATCCGTCATCCAAGCCACTTGAAGCGGGATTCGCAGACAACTTAGCAGAATTTTTAGATGATAATATACTAGGCAACATCGCTAGTGATATTGTTGGAGAAGTAAAATCGGACCGTGAATCACGGCACGAGTGGGAGTTTTCGTATACTAAGGGATTAGATTTATTAGGATTTAAACATCAAGAACGTTCTGAGCCATTTCAAGGAGCGAGCAGTGTTACGCATCCACTATTAGCAGAGTCCGTTACACAGTTTCAAGCATCAGCATTCAAAGAGTTACTACCACCAAGTGGCCCTGTTAAAACAAGTATCATTGGAGCAGAGAGTCCAGAAGTTATAGCGCAAGCAGATAGAGTTCAAGATTTCATGAACTATCAAATTACAGATAAGATGCAAGAGTACACACCCGATATGGATCAGTTACTTTTTCATTTGCCTCTTGCAGGATCGGCTTTTAAAAAAGTTTACTATGATGCAACAAGACAATCGGCAGTTTCAAAATTTATTCCTAGTGAAGATTTAATTGTTAACTACTTAGCAACAGATTTACAATCAGCGGAACGTGTTACACACATCGTAAAGATGTCACAAAATGATTTGCTCAAACAACAGGTAGCAGGATTTTATAGAGATGTTGATGTTCAAACAAGTAATGAAGAAACAAACATACAGAAAAAATATAATGAGTTAGAAGGCGTAGAAAAAACAGGATACGAAGAAGATGTTTATACGCTGTACGAAATACATTGCGATTTAGACATAGAAGGTTTCGAAGATGTCGACGTTACAACTGGAGAGGCTACTGGTATTAAGGTGCCATACATTGTAACCGTTGATGAAGGCTCTAATAAAATATTATCTATATACAGAAACTACCAAGAGACAGATCCCCTTAGAAAAAAAATTGAATATTTCGTTCACTACAAGTTCCTTCCTGGTCTTGGCTTTTACGGTTTTGGTCTTATCCATATGCTTGGGGGTTTATCAAGAACGGCTACCTCCACGCTTCGTCAACTTATTGATGCGGGAACACTTTCCAACTTACCAGCAGGATTTAAAGCCAAGGGCATACGAATCTCTGATGACGACAGTCCATTACAACCAGGAGAGTTCAGGGACATAGACGCACCAAGCGGGGACTTACGTTCTGGTTTAATGCCACTACCGTACAAGGGACCCGATCCAACATTATTTAATCTTTTAGGTTTTTGTGTTGACGCTGGACAAAAGTTTGCAGCAGTAGCTGATATAAAAATTTCTGAAACAAATACAAATGCTCCAGTTGGTACAACTTTAGCCATGATGGAACAAGGCGCAAAAGTAATGAGCGCTATCCACAAACGTTTACATTACGCACAAAAACATGAGTTCAAATTATTAGCAAAAGTATTTGGAACTTTCTTACCACCTGAATATCCATACATGGTTGTTGGCGGTAATCAAATGATTAAGCAAACAGATTTTGATGATCGTGTTGATGTTGTTCCTGTTTCTGATCCAAATATGTTTTCAATGTCACAAAGAGTGGCAATGGCTCAACTACAATTACAATTAGCGCAAGCAGCGCCAGAAATACATAACTTACAAGAAGCATATCGTCGAATGTATCAAGCTTTAAATGTTCAAAACATTGAAGCCTTATTACCTCCACCACCAGAACCAAAACCAATTGATCCTGGTATAGAGAATGCGATGGCTTTAGGGCTAAAACCACTACGTGCTTTTGAAGTTCAAAACCAACAAGCACACATCGATGCGCATAGAGCATTTATGTCTAGTTCTTTAGTTAAATCTAACCTACAAGTGTTAGCATTACTGCAAGGGCATATTTCTGAACACACAGCATTGCTAGCAAGACAGGAAGTTATGGCACAAATAGGACCACAATTACAACAAATGCAACAACAGATGCAAAATCCTATGATGGCACAAAATCCACAGATGCAACAACAGGCACAACAAGTACAAAAAGAAATAGAATCACAAATTGCTACTCGAATTGCTGAATTAACTAACGATATGGTAGCAGAGGAGCAAGAATTGCTTGAAGCACAAGGTACCGATCAGCTAGTTGCGCTACGTGAGAAGGAATTAAACATAGAAGAGCAAGATTTACAGCGAAAAGTAACTGAAGGTAAGGAAAGAATAGCTTTAGATAAAATGAAATTCGCACAAAAAGAAGATTTACAAGCGCAAAAGATAGATTCTATTGAGGATATTGCAGAATTGCGTGCTAGAGTAGCCCTTGAAAAGGAAAGAGGAAGGGCAAAACGTGACTAATTACGATAAATGGTACAAAAGTCTTTATCAAACGGCCAGAAAAAATATCGATGAAGAAAAAATAGACCCTATTGAGTTTGCAACAGCGTTAATCAACGTGTCAAAACTAATATTAGTAGAAGAAGTAGGTGTAATAGAAGCAGAAAACTTATTTGATTTTGCTAATAAAAGTTTTATAATAGAAGCTGAAAAGATAACTTATCATTAAAGGAGATAACATGGCATTAAACAACCCAAAACCAAAATTTATAAATGGTTCACTATATCCAAATGCTAAAATGACAGTTTCTAGTGACATGAATCCTTATGCAGGTCCTCATGTAAATAAAACTGCAATAGCGGATGTTTACAGTGCTACTATGGAAGGACCAAAAGTAAAACAAAATTTAGGTGCTGGACCAAAGGGCCAACGCAGTAAAGTACAAATTAAAAAAGTACCGTTCAAAGGTTTATTTTAATCGTAAATTAAGATAAGCTGCTTTTTTTAAAGGAGGTTTTTATGAATCTACTAAAAGATCTATGGGATCATTTGAAAGAATGGTCGGATTGGAAAATGAAAGACTGGATCAAGGCAGCTATTGTTGCAGTGATCGTGATTATTGTAATCGGAGCAATATAATTTTATGGTGTGGCAATTATTAGCGAAGCCCTTATTAAGCGTGGCCACAGACGCCGTAAGGGGTTTCGTAGAAACTAAGAAATTAAAAGGCGAAGTTAAGATCGCACAAATTAAAGCAGAAAAAAAGAAACAAGAAGATTTAGCTGCCGGAAAAATTAAGTGGGAGGCAGCAGCGGTAGATCAAATGAAAGGCTCGTGGAAAGATGAGCTAATTTTAATTTGCCTACTGGCTCCAGCGATCGCTGTTTTTGTGCCTGGATGGACACCACATATAAAAGCTGGGTTTGAGGCACTGCACTCACTTCCGGATTATTATAAACATTTATTATATCTGGCCTGCTCAGTTTCATTTGGTGTGAAGGCGGGACCAGCAGCAATGAGTTTGTTTAAGAGGGGTAAGTAATGGTTAAAAAAAAACTAACAGATTTAAGTGGTGATGGTAAAGTAACTCGTAAGGATGTTTTAATTGGAAGAGGAGTTATCAAAGCTAAAAAAGGTGGAGCAGTTAAAACAAAAAAGAAATCTACTGTAAACAAAGCTGGCAACTATACTAAACCCGGACTACGTAAAAAAATATTTAATCGTATAAAATCACAAGCTTCACACGGGACTGCTGCGGGACAATGGTCAGCAAGAAAAGCCCAGGCAATGGCTAAGGCTTATAAAAAAGCAGGTGGTGGTTATAAATCGTAATGGCTTTAGCGAAGTCACAAAAAAGTTTAAAGGATTGGGGTAAGCAAAAATGGAGAACAAAGTCTGGAAAAAAATCAAGTGTTACTGGCGAGCGTTATTTGCCAAGTGCAGCAATAAAAAATCTATCTTCACAGGAGTATGCTGCCACTACAAAAGCTAAAAGAAAAGCTAAGAAAAAAGGAAAACAATTTTCTAAACAACCTAAAAACATAGCAAAGAAGACAAGGCGTTTTAGATAATGCCATTTAGATCTGCAAAGCAAAGAGCATATTTGTATGCAAATGAACCTGAAGTAGCGAAACAATTTGCTAAAGAACATGGAAATAAAATTATTAAAAAAAGGAAAGGCGGTTTTGTCAAAGTCAAACCACGAGGGTTTGGTAGAATGTTGGCAAATAAAAGACCAGTAACAAAGGTGTACGTATGAACATGGAAAGATTATTACAATCCGTTAAAGATCATGAAGGCTACAGAAACAAAGTGTATAAGGACACGCTAGGAAAAAGAACAGTGGGCGTGGGACACCTGTGTGTTGAAGAGTTTTGGGAGGATGATAAGGAGTATGAAGAGAAGTTTCTTATGGATATCCT